ATCCGAGGAGGAGGGCAATGATGAAACATGATAGATTTAACGAGATACACCGTCGTCTCTGTGACGATTGCTACAATGCGTACCTCGATTTTCGTGACGAGCAAGCGGACGAGGCACGGCTAGACGCACCACAGGAAGATGAGCGGGCCGACCATGAGTGAAGATGAGCTACTGGCTAAATACGAGCTAGGCACATATCTCGATGGCCTGCGCGATTCACTTGAGATGACAAAATCAGAGATACGCAAGGCAATAAAAATAATAGAGGAGGGCGAATAATGTCCACGACACCATCAACCATAAGAATACCAGTGCTTCACTACGAGGAAATCACTGATTCCGCACAGCTCAATGGTGTGACGCTCGGTCTCGACCGATTCATCACCAACGATGGCGGAAAGCAGTATCTCGTGGAGGTGTGGGCATGAGCGATTTTATCAATACACCCATGAAGCCGAATCGAGCTACCGCTAAGGTTGAGAAGGTCGACAAAAACAAGCAATTGCTCGATGAAGTGGTGGCAATCCACAGGGCCAATATTGCCGAATCGAAGCGAGATATCAAGCGGTCAAAGCTTCTTATCAAACAGGCGAGAATAATGTACAAATTAAGCAAGATTGAGGAGACAAAGTAATGTCAGGAACAAAAGCTGGCGGCATGAAGGCCGCAATGAAGAATCTACAACGAGAGCCAAACTTTTACGCCCGAATCGGCAGTATCGGTGGTAAAAACGGTCACACGGGCGGTTTCGCCGCCAACCCAGAACTAGCTCGCATTGCGGGCGCTAAGGGCGGACGTAAGAGCCGTCGCACCAAATAATAAGGAAGGAATACTATAATGGCACAAAATGAATTAGTCACCAAGCTTGAGAAGAATATGAACGCAATGGCCAAGCTCAATAAAGAGATTGAGAAGGCCGTTGGCGTGCAGATGCAAAAACTCCAGACGCTTAAAGAGCAGGACGCAGACATGCGTCAAGCAATCCTCGAAGCGATGGAAGCAAACGATGTCAAGGAGTTTGACGGTGATTTAATCAAAATCACCCGAGTAGCTGCGAGCACTCGCACCACGTTTGACAGCAAGAAGTTTGCTGAGTCAATGCCGAAGACATATGCTAAGTTCTTGAAAACTGGGACGACCAAAGCTTACATTAAGCTACAAGTCAAGGCGTAGCGCATGAAGCGTTATGCGAAAGAGTTCGTAATATCCACTGCGCCACAAAGGTCGGCGCAGTGGTTTGCGGAGCGAGCAGGCAAGCCCTCAGCGAGTGGGCTTGGCGCTCTGTTCGACACGCTCAAGGACAATGTGACGCCGAGTGCAAGGTCGAAGGAGTATCGAAGGCAATTGGCGTATGAGCGAAAGTTTGGCGTCACCTTCGAGCGATTCCAAACGAAAGCGATGGCCGATGGAATCTTCTTCGAGGACTTCGCCAAAAGGGTATACACCGAAGAGACTGGCAATACTCTCACTGAGGCATTTTCATATATCTCGGACTGGTTCGTCGCCACTCCCGACGCTAATGTCATCGAGGAGACTCCGATAGACCCAAGCACGAGTATATATAAGAAGGGACTACTTGAGTGCAAGATTGTCGGCGACAAGACTTTTATGGAGCTTATAGAGAGCGGCATTTCACTTGACCATGACTTGCAAACTCAAGGTCAGCTAATGGCGAGTGGGCTTGATTGGGTCGACTACATCGTGGTCAACCTCAAGACTAGGGCCTATTTCATCCTACGGGTGAAGCGCAACGAGAAGCTCATCAACCGCATTTATGAGCGCCTACACGAGCCACTGGATTTGCCAGAGCTCGGAGATGTTGGCGTCAAGCGATTCGACGAGTTCTTACTTCTCGACTTTATGGGAGAGAATCACATCGAGCACGAACCAATTATTATTGAAGATTTAGGATTTTAAGGAGTAGACTATGACAATTCACGTCACCTACGTCCCGTCGACCTACCCGCCAGGCACGACCGACGGCACAGAATATACGATTATACCAATTAGATAAATAACTATTGAATTGTTTACTTTGGTGTGCTATACTAAGCGTACAGCAACAGCAAGGCTACAAAGAAGGAGAAGATATGAGTACACAATTAACTTTAATTCTCGGGAAAACGGGCACTGGTAAATCTACTAGTCTTCGTAACTTCACGAAGATGGATGGTATCGGCTACATTACCGCAACAGGTAAGCCGTTGCCGTTTAAGAGTGACATCCCGCAATTTCATGCGAAGAGCTATGCGGAACTGACGGCGGTTATTAACCAGTCGGAAGTACCCATCATCGTCATCGACGACTTCAATTACTTCATGAGTTTTGAAGAGTTCAGTCAGGCGAGCGTGAAGGGGTACGAGAAGTTCACGCAGATGGCGGTCAACGTGGTAAATGTCATCGACCTCATCACCAAGAAGAACAGCGACCAGCGCTTCTACATCCTCGCCCACAGTGAGAATAACGAGAGCGGTGATTTGCGACTCAAGACTACGGGCAAGATGGTGAGCGATAAGTTCGTTCCAGAGGGACTGACAAATCAGGTCGTCGAGACCGCAGTCCTGGACAAAGAGTTCGTCTTCAAGGTCAAGACAGATGGTACGGGAATCAAGACTCCTATGGGCATGTTTGACACCCCGACTATCCCGAATGACTTGAAGGTACTTGATGAATCAATTAAGGCGTTCTATGCGCCAGCAAAGGAGACTAAAAAGTAATGTTTGATAATTTCAATCATCCAAGCCCCGCCAGGTTTGACCCAATATATCCAAACACGAGACGCTTTACAGAGAGTGTTGACCGCCTGGGTGCAGAAGAGACGTTACCCTCTGGAGTAGATGCAGAAGTTGAGTTAATCGCTCGCTCTAGCTATCGACTTGGTCACGCAGAAAGCTATGCGCAGAGTGAAACGCGGCGCGCTGAAGAGCTCCAAACAAGTCTGCGCGATACTAAAAAGCTCTTAGAAGACGCTCAACGCGACGCTCGTATTTACAAAGAGCGAGCAGATACCCGCTATGACGAGTCTGAGAAGCATCGCAACGAGGCTATCAAGTGGCACGACAAGTTCGTGAAGCTAGACAAGAAGGTCAACCCCAGTAAATATAAGGTCAAGAAGTCCAAGAAATAATGGCGAGCAAACTCAAAATGGCACAGAATAAGTTTTACCGTGACAACAAGGAAACGCCGTCGCGTATGAAACGAAACCGTAAACGTAATTACATTAAGAAGGAGTCATAACTATGGCACAGACAGAAGACGAAAAACTACAAAAAAGCTTATTCACCGAGCTCGAGAAGACCGATGTGAAGGTGTCGAGCGATAAGGTCGACGAGATGAAGGAGAATATCCTGAAGGAGCATGGCGGAGGTAGTTACCTCGGTATCGGCGTCCACACGGTATTTATCCAGTCCGTCGAGCTCATCAAGGCCAACTCGGGCACGCTAGGCATGAGGCTCAACGTCGCGAACGCTGATGGTAAGAACGATGCAACCTTCTGGCTCAGTGAGGCGGCACTGCCGTACACCATCGAGAACGTGAGCCGCCTCGTCGTACATAATACGGCCGATGAGAAGAAGGCTGAAGCTCGCAACTTCATGAGTAACATCGTGAGCGCCAAAGAGCTGTTCGAGGTTGCACAGGCTAAGCTCATCGACGGCGTTGCCTATTTATCGGTTAAGGTGAGCAAGACTCAGACCTATACCGACACTAAGACGGGCGAAATCAAGCCATCGCTTGAGAAGAACCTGTTGAGCTGGGAGCCAAAGGCCGACGTAGCGCAAGCCGCTGCTAAAGACGTGGGCGGCGGAACACCCGCTACCAATGCCGAGAAGCTAGAGATTCCATTCTAATATTAAGGGGCGATACGCCCCGCTATGGACGGTTTAGAAAAACTAATTTAGGAAACTACTTGAGCGCCCACCTCTCTATGTAGCCTTTGCGCCTGAATTAGCAAATAGACCGTCCATACTGGGGCGTATCAGATTGAGCGTAGTCGGAGGGGGTGGAGCTCTGAATCACCAGATGTATGTCATTAGCCTTAGCGGGTGAACGCATTGCGGAAAAAACTAGAGTAGACGCCCTGCTTGCAGGGGAATCCTAGCATATAGATGATAATGCACCCCCCGCGCATACGCTTAATCAATACTTGTAGATTGAGTGTATTGTACTGGTAGCAAAGGGGTATCGGTTGTGTGTACACACCCTAAAAACGCCGATACATAGTTACTGCCAGTATCGTGCACTCAAGGAGAAATATATGTTAGAGCGCAATTTCAAGAGTAAGCAAAAAGAAGATTTCGAGAAGATGGGCTGGATATTTATTCAGCTTGTCGCTGATTCGGGAGTGCCTATGGGCTTCCCCGACACGCTCTGCCTGTCACCAACTGGCTACGCTTGTTATGTGGAGTGGAAGAAATCGAAAGATGCTAAGAAGCAACCACTTCAACGGTACTGGAACAAAAAACTTAACAGCATAGGGCATGACGCATTTTTCGTCTACCCTGAGAATGTGGAGGAGTGGAAAAATGAAGTCATTTATAAAAGCAATCATATCTCGGTTATTTACTAAAAAAAGTTATGGCGT